GCGGTCCAATTAACCGGCTTTACGCTTCTATCAGCTATATACTCAAATATAAGAATTTGACCGGCATTAGCTGCTGTAGGAGTAGGGTTAATTAGCAACTCGTTATTGGACATACCTCGGATCTGAAACCGCTGGTATATTGTTGGCATTAGACCGTAGCCTTGAATCTGTGCCCAATCCTGCTCGGAGATAGGCCCAATAACTCGCCATCTAGTGCTCTGATTCCAAAAAGTGTCGTATTGATAATGGCTAAAAGCTGCTGGTAGGGCATAAGTGGCCTGACCTGCTACCAGCGTTATTGAGCCTGAAGCGTAACATTTAGGCCACGGATACGCTTCAAATATGTCACGGTTAATACGTTGAGCTATAGCAAGCAGTTGCTTAGTTGTCGTTTCTGTAGAAGTAAAAATGTTAGATTCTACAGTGTACCCTGCTTCATCAGCTACGTTCTGTATAACCGTGGCTATGCTCATACCTTTCTAGGTCGCCCCCTTCTTTTAGGCTCATCGTCGGTAAAACTATCCTCCCCTTCGGCCTCGGTGAACGGGATCACCTCCTTTCGTTCTGAGCGCAAGTCTGTGCCTTCATTGGCTTCGACACGCTGAAGAAGTAGCTCTACTTTATGTTCTAGTTTTGCTGTCCTCTCCTGTTCGCGCTCAAGAAGGTGCTTTAATTTAGCTACCTCGTTTTGGCTAGAATTGGCAGCATCCAGCCATTCCTTAGCCAACTTAGCGAACCTAGACAAAGTACCTAGCTTGCGTTTAGCCTCATCAGAAGCATTAGCAAGCTGCTCTACCGTCTTAAATCCAAGGTATTGAAGCTCTCGCATAGCGGAGCCGGTCATCATTGGCCATTCTGCCAATGGAGTACCCTCTGTTACTGGCTCAGAACCAGCTTTAAATCTAGCGTAAAGCTCAGGGTATTCGTTAATATCTTGCTGCTCTATACGCCTAACAGTCTCATCCCCACCAGGCCACTGAATACTAATTGAAGGTATTTCATCAAATTTCGGACGCCCTTCTCTTAGGGATTTTTCTTCGTTTTCATTGTAAGCATAAAAAAAGCGAACATTAGCTCCTGCGTAGCGCTTTTTGGGCTGAGATGCCCCATTTATTATACTATTCCAATCGATTTGCGGCATAAATTATCTCCTTATAGGATTAAGGTTATAAGCAACTTATAACACTACAATCCTATATTTAGCACCTTTATTCCGGCGGTACTGGTATCGGTTCTGGATGCTGTACCGGCGGCGGTAGTACTGGCGTAACGCTTATACTAATTCCCATATAGTCCCTAATACAAAGCTACAATGTTAGTGGCACTGGTTCCTGTTGCCATAATTCGCTTAGCAAACACGGGAAGCATAGTTCCCGATGGAACAGTAAAAGTTACAGCAGCCGAATCATCTACTGCCATAATTGCTATGTCTCCCGCACCGCCTACCCATACGGCCCTAACGCCAGTTAATACGGTAGAATTGCTTGGCGTAACTGCGGTTAGTTTTGAAGCTGGGAATAATGCGCCTGGGTTGGTTGGGGTAAAATCTGGCATAAATCACCTAAAAAATAGGGGGGATTGCTCCCCCCGCTAGTTATGCTTCCTTAGCAACAACATACACCATCCAATCTGTAGCAGACCGGCGAATGCAAATGTTACCAGCGGCAGCAGCGCAAGTTACCGCAGCGCCAGCAGTTCCACCGTTAAGTGTACCTGTGGCATCGTGCGGAAATACGTTAAGAGCGTTAGCACCATTGTTTTGAACTACTACAATAGTTCCTATTGGCGCATCAGGAAGTTTAACTCCTGTACCTGCACCTGTAGTTCCTACGAAATTCAAAAATGATGTTAGCGCCAATGCCGTAGCAAGGTTAGTACCTGCTGCCGTTAGTGTTCCGCTCGAAGTTAGACTCGGAGCAGAAGAAACGGTAAAGCCAGATAAAACGCTTGCATGTTCAGGAGGCATACCCAAACCAATTAAATCAGTTAGTAATGGCATAAATCCTCATAAATTAGGGGGGTATTGCTACCCCCCTATTAGGTTAGTTTACCTTCAGATGTCCAACAGAGAACAACTCAACTGCTGCTGCTCCCGTGTTAGTTGTAAGTCCAACAACATAAGAAATCTTAGTTGTTGAAGCGTCATCAGCCACGCCAGCAGTTGCAGTGGTAAACAGGTTAGCCTTAGCAACGTATGAAGCTGCTAGTTTGCCTCGAATTCCCTTACCAGCTCCACCGCCGTTTAGACCGCCAACCCATACCCAAAGGTACTCGTTATCAGCAGCAGCTACCTGAGCTACGCCGACAAGAAGCCCCTGAGAACCAGCGTTTGTAGTCGTAAGCATAGCAGCCTGGCCATCAGCTTCGATTTTAACGAAACCGTACTGGTCAATAGCTCCGTCAGCCTGTACGAATACAAACTCACCTTCTGGCAGCGAACCAACAGTCATCAAAGTAGCCGGAACCGGCGACTCTGTGCCTGTAAAGGTTTTCTTAAAATTAACTCCAAATGATCCTACCTGTGACATACTCTATCCCTCCTTATTAAGCGTAAATAACACCCTGGAGAGCCGGAGCTGAACAGCAGAGGTTCCCTTCAACGATAATAACCGTGAAGAAAGCATCCTGATCAATCGGACGATCCATTGTTGGTGCTAGAGGCTTGAAGTCAGCGCCACGGATGAGATCAAACGTAAAGTAGTCTGTGTTAAGCAGACGACACGAATTAGTCTCAAGAACGCTTGACCCATAACCACCGTCAAACACGAAGTCTACGCCGTCATAAGCAAGTGTACGGAAACCAGCTACAGCCTTCTTTGTAGGAAGCTGAATACGCTGAATTGCCGTTAGCGAGCTATGAAGGAACTTCCATGCTGTACGATCCATAAGACCAAGATCCGGTGCCTCACTACCACGGGTTAGGCGGCTGATTACATCGGTAATAGTCTCTTGTACGTTTGCAGCTGTAAGCGTTACGTTTGTAGCGTAGTTACGCGCCCATGAGTTGTTTACACGGTCAATTCCACCGTATGTACCAGACGAAGGCGAAGTCGAAATTGCCTTCTTGATACCGTCAAACTCAAGACCGCCGAAGCCTGTTCCATCTCCACGAAGAGAGGTAGAAACAGTATTCTTCAAACGCTTAATTGCTGCGTCCATTTTTTCCTCGGCGAGATCCAACATCTTGGCCTCTCCTCGGTTAGCACGTCGCTCACGTCCGTTCATAGCAACAGGCTCATAGCACTGCTTGATCTGAAATCGGAACGCTGTTAGGTCATCAATAGATGCCAAGTCAAATGACTGGTATCCTTGGTAAAATCCGCCCACCGTAGCATCATTATACATGACAGGCTTACGGAGTTCGTATCCACCTTCTACTTTTTTTACGCGACCCTTCTCGTCAAGTACAGATGTAACCGGATTGTGATGCAACACAAGATCGGCAACTTCATCCGACTGATCCCAGAGGGTAGCTACCAATGCTTCTTCAATGTTAGCCATTTTAGTTATCCCTTATACAGTTTGGGGATAACCTAAATTGCTATTCGCCTTTAAAGCGCCGCTCCAGGTTATCCCGTAATGAGTTCGATTTTATCCTGGGAGTTCCGCTTCCCGCAGAGCCAGATATGCTTTTTGCAGCTTGTTTAGCCTTTTGTGTAATGGCTTGCTGCTTTTGTACCGCTGGCCCTGTGGTCATCTTTTGGACGATACCGGAGAAGGCCGGATTACCATTAACCACATAGTTATAAGCGGTTTCTAGCACTTGTTCTGCCGAACTATATCGTCCGGTGGAGTTGAGCGCCTGAACCACTGGAGCCATTTCAGCCTCTAATTGTGCGGCTGTTTCTGGGTCCTTAAACAGTGGCTTGGTATTCATAAACAATTCTACGACACGCTGGTTATACATCTCAAGAGCCTTTTTATCCTGCTCCTGCTGTATAGACTCTAACTTTTCCGCTGCTATCCGCTCCGCATCCTCTCTGGTTAGGTATTCGGCCTGTGGCTGATACGGTTGTTGGTATTGGTGCGCATACCCAGTTAAATCTTCTACGCTCACTCCATATGATTCTAGCCATTCCAACGCAGTGCCTACTGGGTCTTGTTTCATAGCCTTGTCCCAGGCTATTGAACGTGTTGCTATATCGCTTAAACTAATACCCTCCCTAGCATATTCATTTTCATACTTGCTAATAGCGTCATAAACAGCGCTAGTCTGCTGTTTTAATTGATTGACCTCCTGCATCTTTCGGTCGTATTGTGTTCTAGTCTCATACGCACGTCTATTAAGATATTGCTGTAATATATGCGCATTGGCAGAAGTTGGATTAAGATACGCATCCCTTTCGGCAGCGTTCATATCACTGGGCGGGACCAAGGCCGGTCTTTCCACGACGGCTTGAGTAGCAGTGTCGGCGGTTGGAGTTTGATGAAATTCTGCACTTACTTCTTGTGCGGAGTCATCTGCGGAACTTGTTGGTTCTTCATCATCGCTGCGCTCACGCAACTGTTGTTTTAAACTGGCGCGTAACGAAAACTCTTTTTCTGTTTTATTTTCAGCAACATCATTAGTTTCTACATCTTGAATGTTATCTTCCATTGTTTAACCTTTCTATTACGGCGTTTTTCATTTTGTTGATCAATTCTTTCGTAGGTCGGTTTGTTTCCTTTTCAGGTACATATCCCCTATCGTAAGCATCGCCAACTTCGACAGCTCCGACAGCTCTGTAAGCCGCTCTGAGCTTTGATTTGCTAGTATAAATTTCTCTTGGATTCAACGGATTTCGCGTTGGTTTCATTTCGTCTTGTATAAACAAGTCTCTGGCATTTGACTGTACTCGTTTTTGTACTTCTTCAATAGGAACTACTTTTTGTTTAACAGGACAGTATTGAAATAGTTTGTATTTGCTCATTCGTCATCCATTGTTGCCATTAACATTAACGCTTGTAATTGACGGCCCCGACGCTGCTGTTTTAGCTTTTGTTGATAGGCTTGTAAAATACCGCTAATTTCTTGCTGCATTTCTGAAGTAAACGGTATGCTGGGCAATATCTCTTCAGCAACTTCTGTAACGATGTTTTCGACTGGCGTGTCTGATTCTAACTTAGCTTTTAAGTTAAGATTAAATTGCTTTTTTGGTTCTTCGTATTTTTGCTGCTTGCCTTGTCTAGCCTTTAGTATTTGAGCCGCTATATTTTCTTCATCAATCTCTTCTTGAGATTTGCGTTTTTTGCGTTTTCGTAACCCTTTATCGAGAATATCGGATGTGTCTGTAGGAGCGGTAGAACCACCTGTTAAGGTAGGCAAGTAAATAACGCTAATGTTATTTAGCCTATCAGCAACAATCGTATCGACTAGCTGGGTTACGGTAGGCAGGTAAATAGTAGCGGTATTGGTAAGTAAGTTAGCCGATATATTTACAGCGCCAGCGGTAATTACTGCGTTGTAAATTGTACTGTTATTTGTGTATAGGTCTGCAACAATAGTGTCGCCAATGGACACAACAGCATTGTAGAATGTATTAGCGTTGCTAAGCAGGTCAGCCGATATGGTAACAGCGCCAGCAGTAACAGTAGCATTATAGAATGTGCTGGTGTTA